CACGGAATCCACGATGTTGTATGATAGCCGAAATAGTCCATATAAATCTTTGTGTGTTTTTTCATTTGCTAAATAATAAACTCCAAGTTGTTGGTAAATCTACATTGCTATGATATTTAAAACCACAGTCCTCAAATAGTTTTATCCATTCGTTTTCTTGCTTGATGTTAATATGCCCCCATTCTTCATCAAAATCTGTTTTGTGTGGTGTGCTTGAAAAATGAAAATACTTGCATTGCAAGTTAGTTAAAAATGGAATGAGTTTTTCATCTTCGATATGTTCCATTACTTCAATTGAAGATACCAATTCCTTTTCATCTATTTTAAGAGTTGTGAAGTCTCCTTGAATGATTTTCTCTTTAGGAATATATTTACTGGCATACTCACAATGTAAGGGTGATAAGTCATAGTACTTGTTAAGGATATCACGCATTGCATAGGCATAGACACCCATACCACCACCGCAGTCTGTGAACGATTTTGCATTGGTTATCTCTCGTATTTTTTTAGCCGTATTTTCAAACATCGATACATAACCTTGATTATCCATATTAATCGAAAGTTTCATTTCGTGTTCAAAACATTTAGCGTCGTTCCAAGTTCCGTTAAAACTATTTCTTTCTACGTTTTGGCTTTTGCTCATCGTCTGCTAATTGTGCTAAAATTAAAGCGTTGTTTTCTATTTCACTAATTGTTGGTATCTGAGTTTCCTTTTCAAATCTTGCTCTTATCACAAGTGATGTAAATGAATCTACAAAACAAGAACCACACATTGGTATTGGATTTCCCATTACTTCTTGATGAATTGCACGTACTTTGTTTTCGTCGGCTGGTGGCATTCTCATAACCATTGTTTTTCTGAACGCAGTTAAGTACTGCTCTACATCTAAAATGAAATCTATTTGTTCGTTTGTCATAATTTATATAATTTGTAAGCTAAAATGTAGCATAAAGAAGCTGGTATTACACAAGCCAAATTCCAAGTGTTAAAAAAGTAACCAAGTCCAATATGAAATGCTATGCAACTTTCACACGTCAAAGGTTTTATTTGTAGCTTACTTGGTAGTTGTGGAGTCATAACTGTAGCAATTATTATTCCCAAACTTGAAATACCCAATATCTCGATAATTAATTTCATTTGTTAGTTGTTGTTGTAAAGTGTTTATTTTGTTATTTAGGTACGTTATTTCGTCCTTCTCTTTTAATTCCCTCGCTTTGTAGCCTATTGTCATCAGTAGGCAAACAATAATGATTTTTAATAAATTCATAGTCTTTCTTTATTTCGTGTTTAATTGTTTTGTCTATATCGTGGTATTGCATTATCCGAATATAAAATGCTTGAAGTTTATTCATATTCGTTTATTATTTGTCGTTTAATGTCTTTGATTACCCTTAGTACTTCACGTAATGTTATTTTGGTTTTACGGTGGATACTTCTTGCCGATTCACCATTCGACCACATTGTAAATATTTCACGCTCATACCATTTGTTTTTACTTACTACATTTTCAATCAGTTTATATTTGTTTTCCTTTTCAATGGCATCATCAATCGTATTTAAATATTCGATTTGTACATTTTCAATATCAAATAATCCTATAGGCTTCATAACGTCGTAGAACTTTTGGCGTGGTGTTGAACTTTGCGACCACATTATTTTAATGCAAAACAATTTAATATAACCATCGTTGTAAACCTTTATTAATTTGTCATCAGGCATTTCACATAAAATAAGTAAAAGATGTTGTGCTAAGTCGTCGTGGAATAGTGGCGAGATAGTTTTACTCGCCTTATAAAGCCATTCAGATTTTGCTACTTCTATAAGTATTTTATCTTTGATGTGCAAATATTACTATATTTTTTTCAATTCTACAAATTTATATCCATTTTTCTCTGCTTTTTTTTTATAGTATGCTACTTCTTCTTCAGAATTTAGGCAGTACACTTCCTGATATTTATCCTTTTGCATTACCAATTGATAAAAGGTTTTTTGCATCCTCATATATTGCAGTTTCGTTTTTGTATCTCATTTGTAAATAATCTGTGTAAGCGTTCACGCTATGTATAACGGTGCTATGATCACGAATTAAAAAATTACCTACGTTCTTTAATTTGTAGTTAAAATATTTGACTGTGATATAACAAAATAGTTGACGTGCTATAACTATTTCACGCTTTCGATTCTTGGAAATTATATCGTGAGGCATTATACCACTGGCATCACAAACCTTTTGCAAAATTTCTGTAAGTTCTTTGTTCTTGTTCATCTTGTGGATGGGGTTTATAATCATTTCTTTTAAGCGTTGTATTTCTTTTTGGTAGTTTCGTTCGCTTACTTCTACTTTGTTTTCTAAATATCGTACCTGACGTTTTGCTTTTAGGTATTGTACGTAATAATCTATCATAATTTTGCTAATTGTTTAAAAATTTCATAAGCTATTTGCGGAACTATTGCGTTTCCATATCCTTTGATGGATTCCGCTCTCCATTTTGAAAAGGTAATTCCGTCCAGTTGTGTGGGAATCCCATCATCTCCGCCACAAATCGGGGATTGAGTTGGGAACGAGTCCCAAGTATGTGATTGACCTCCGAAACAAGATCGTCTCCTTTCCAATTTGGCATTCTCCATCTTGTTTGATAATCCGATTTTGTTGGTGTTGGTAACATTTTCTTTAGCCATCCCGTTTGATGTTCTATGTGTCTCAAAGAATAATCGTTGTTTCTCACTGTGCCTACATAATCCGATGCTTGAGGAGTTGGTATCATTCCCCTCATTGCTTGTTGAGCTAATCCGAGAATAAACGGACTGTTGCCCTTGTCTATCTGTTTTTGATTCCGTGCATCTACAATCTCGATTGATGCTTCGTCCATCATTGCGGTTGGCGTAGGCAACAAACCAAACTCTGTCTCTCCTGTGCGGTGCGTTTTTGGCTGCAGCTGGAATAATAAACGGCTGAACTTCGTACCCTTCAGCTTCCAAGTCAAGGCACACCTGCTCGAAAACCAGTCCGCCATCAATATTTGTGATACCAAAGACATTTTCTGCAATGACATATTTTGGTTTAATTTCTTGTATTGCTCTAAGCATTTCGCCCCACAAGTAGCGTTCATCATCTGTCCCTTTTCTTTTTCCAGCGGTGCTGAATGGTTGGCAAGGGAATCCACCGGTAAGAATGTCAATTGTGTTTGCATATTTTTTAAAATCGGTTTTACATATATCTATTAAACTATCTGATTCAGGGAAATGGTATTCTAAAACTTTTCTTGGAAATTCCATCCACTCACAGTGAAAAACGTTTTCCCAACCCATCCACTCACTTGCTAAATCAAATCCACCTATACCACTAAATAAACTTCCGTGCCTCATAATATTTCTTTATAACGTGTGTACTTACCTTCAAATGACATTGGAATGTCAATACATTGTCCGTGACGATTTTTGCCGATGATTAATTCACAGTCCAATTCAATGTCGGGTTTCACATCTAAATAATACGATGGTCTGTAAGGGAATAAAACAACATCAGCATCTTGTTCAATTTGTCCTGACTCTTTTAAATCCGTTAGTTGTGGTCTATCTTCTTTGCCGTCTCGATTTAATTGTGCAAGTGCAATGACAGTCACACCAGTTTCACGTGCAAAGTTTTTTAACGCAGTTGAAATAGTCGCTACATTTTTACGAGTATCTTTTTCGTTAGCGTCCATCTTTTGTAAGTAGTCAATTACAACCACATCTAAACCTTTACGGGCTTTCAATAATTTGCATACTGAAATAATACTAAACACGTTATTGTCTTTAGAATCTATCACATCAAAATCGTGTTCATTGTTGTAAAGCATCTCAGATATGTTTTCAATGTCTTTAGATGTCATATTAGCGTTGCGAATTTTATAATTTTCAATATTCGAAAAATAACTGATTTGTCTTTTTGCCAGTTCTTCATCACTCATTTCAATTGAAACAAATAAATACTTTGCAAATTTACATCCCTCAATACAAAAGTTTAAACCAAGTGCAGTTTTTCCCATACCTGGTCTCGCACCTATGACAACTAAGTTACCCTTTGACCAACCACCAATGTATTTATCTAAATATTTCCATCCCGTCGGTAAACCTTCAAGTGTATTCCCTCTATTTATTCTTTGTTGTAATTCGTCTAAGACATTACCAATTACTTTTGACATTGGTTTTACTTGATTTTTAACGCTTATTCTACTTTCTTGAATACATATATCCAATTTGTTCTGTAAGTCGTTTAATTCATCGTTAAAATCGATTTTAGCGATATCTTCAACAAGTTTTGTTTTCTTGTAATTTACTTCAAGTAATAACAAATCATAATCTAAAGTTTTATCTGTGACAAACTTTCTTGTAAAATCCGTCAACTGAAATGCATATTCTTTAAAAAATGGGAATAAAGTGTGTAGTGCAATTGGTTTACTATCGTAGTAAAGTTGTTGCATTATCGTCACAACTCTTGAATTGAAGTCGTTAAACCATTTAGGGTTAACACTTGGTAGTTTTGTTTTTGCATAATCGGACATTATAAACGCTCCCATTATGTTGTCCTCTGAATAGTTAATCATTTAAATTTGCTCTCCTTTCTAATCGTGGTTGTACTGGTTGTTTAGTTTCAATTTCATCGTGCCATCTTTTTTTATTTAAGTATGTTGAAAAGTATGGTTGGAATTGTTTATCCTTAAATTGATTTACAAAATTAGGAATATGGTTTTTAATTAACTCATATTCACTTGACTTTATTTTTTTGAATGCCGATAAACTTTCGTCTTTATTTAATTTCTTATTGTACAAGTTCCAAACTTCATTAAAAAAATCAATATCAAATACTTCTTTTTCTTGTTCTTGTTCTTCTTCTTGTTCTTGTTCTTCTTGCGATGCAGTATACATACCAT